CTCTTAGTATAGCTGATGGTAACAGTATCAGATGCTACTATATCACCACCACTGATAGCCTTAATCCTGCCGTTGTAATAGTCTATGTAGAAGTCAGTATTGCGGGTGAGAGCATTTGCGTCCTCGTCAGTTACGTCCTTCTCACTGCCCCACTTGACAGGCTTGTTAGCTAGGCTAACCCAGACATCAGTATAAGCTCCGTAGCCTATGTCCAGGATGTCTGAAGCGCCTACTCCAGCTATCTGCGCAGCAGTGACTGAGTAGACATTCTTGAAGTACTTCTTCCCTGTGATGGTCTTGCTATCACCTTTGATGTAGGAGAAGGTTTCAGCTAGGGCAATATCATTCTCATCAGTACCTACGATATCTATGGTCATTCCAGTTATAGAGTTGTCGGCATCAGTCAGAGTTACTACTAGTGGCCTAGGCACATCAGGTTGCCCATCTATCGTGCAGGTGCTGCCGGCAGCAAAAGATGATACGTCCTCATCTGCAACGATAGCATCCAGGCTAGTATCAGCAGGCATAGTAACTGACTCAGCTGATACAGAGAACTGTAGGCTCTCTTCGTAAGTCTTCTCTCTGGGCAGCATTCTACTGAGGTCAGATATTGCTCTCTCAATGGCACGGTTGAGCTCTGCATCAGTTATTTCATCACCCATAATTTACCTCCTATCTCAATGAGTTCCACTTAGCGTAGTCAGGACCTGTCTCGGGATGCTTGATGTAGACTACTGTTACAGTAGCGGCAAAGTTGTCTCCAGCCAATGATGCTTCTAAGTACGCAGACCTCCATCCTTGCACCCTGCCGATGAAAGGCATGAACAAGTTGAGAGTTCTAGTAGCTACATAGCCAGTAGCTACTATGGCAGTATCAGTACCATCATTGAACTGAACAACAATAGACCCGTTAGCTTTCTCCTCTGCTGTTAGTAGCAGGTCAGTTATCTCAATAGTACCTGTGCTGATTGGAGTAACTAGCCTATAGGGTGAGGCTGCTATAGTTGCTAGGGTAACAGATACAAAGTGGCTATGTGCCTTCTGCTCTGTAGTTACCGCTAGCGTGCCATCATCACTATGCAGGGGCTTGCCATCAGGTCCTACTAGTCTCGTGTCTATTCCGCCTGGCATAAGTTACTCCTATCCGTTGTGATAGTAGAATGATATATAGCCGTAGAAGGTATTATCGTTACCTTGATTGTATAGTGACCATACCTGATTCTTAGGTACTATCCAGCCACTGTCCTTATGCCACTTAAGAGGCGTAGTGGTGAAGATGAATCTGCCTCCAAAGACGGCAGTTCCACCAAAGGTAGTGATGTCAGTTCCAGCAGCAGCTATAGTATAGAACTCGCCCTCAGCGCCACCTACCAGTCCTGACTTCATATTGACTGGGGTGACAGCAGTACCACCAGCAGCATAGGTGAAGGTCTCATTCAGCAACGCCTCAACATAGGTAGTGTCCTTGAAGGTTGCTACCCAGATAGTGACTGATGTAATTATCAGGTCACGGTCGTCAGTGTTCTTGATAACTGCGATATGCTCAGCACCATTAGTAGCTATACCATCCAAGTCCATAACATAGGCATTACCTTGCACCGCTGCATAGTGGTCTTCACTGAAGCAGTTAGCCCAAGCATGTAGCTGTCCTTCTGAATTTACCTTTGCTGGAGTTCCATCTTGTCCTTCTAATCTAGCCATTTACCTCATCCTCCTTTATTTCGTTACCTGTTACTTCTGCCAACTGTGCTGCTATTACTCTAAGTGCAGCCAGTTGCTCTTGTTGTATAGAGATGTCCTCTCTTTGAGCTTCCTGCATAGGTATATATGTCATAAGCTACCTCCTCCCTCTGCCAGTTCTCTTAGTAGTAGCACAGCCGCCTCTGCCTCTGTTAGCCCTTACGCCTTTGCCACTACCGTCCCTCTTAGGAACTCCCTTAGCCATAATTACCTCCTTTAGATTATCCACCAGTCTGATGAATCACAGATTACTGTGATGCAAGTGTATGGTATTGTTATCTCAAACTCCTCTTCATCGTCTATATTCTCTGTAGTGTTATTGCCTCTTATGATTACACTATGATTAGTGGGGTCTATCTTCTTTATGTAGTAGACCTTGTGGCGATTGCTGTTAGCAGCGGGCAAAGTCAGAGTTATGCTACAGGCAGTGGCGTCCACCAGCACTACCATTTCAGTACTGAGAGTGAAGCTGGCAGTCTTGGTAGTAGTTCTGAACTCTCCACTGTAGATGTAGGATATAGTCCCAGGCGGTATAATAGGCGCTCGGCGTTCAAAGTCCTGCCCAGTGACGTTAAGGCCTGAGCCTATAGGAGTGTCTATTGGGCGGCCTGTTTTATCACGCCCCATTACTTAAATATACTCCCAAAGAATTTACCGATGGCCTTGAACCTCTCAGCTACTTCTCCGCCAAAGGTCTCTCCTGCCTCTTCCTTCCAAGGAGTGATAGCTCTCCAAGCCTGCCTGACAGGAGAAGGAATAGCCGCCTTAACAGCTGTACCTAGGAGCTCGCCGAAAGTGGGAGGTTCTGCCTGAGGCTCATACTCAGGAAATACTTTCTTGAAAACCTCTTCTGGCAATACAACACCTGGCATAGTTGGAATCACTGCTGGTCTGGAAGGCTCTGGAGCTCTAGGCTTAGGCCATTCTGGGGCAGGCTCATACTTCGGAATGTCTGGTGTTTTCTGTTCGGGTAGCTCTAGCTCCTTCCTGACCTTTGCCTCAGCTATTTCTATAGTATTACTGACATCGCCAAGGCTTAGTACCATCCTAAACATTCCAGGTCTATAGATATGGCGGATACCAGTTACCCTAGCCATAGAGTCAGAAGGCAAAGAACTTGCTACAATATACAGACTCAGTGCATACAGGTCAAGAGTTGGAGATGCAGAAGTAAATGACGCCCACATATTACCAACACCATGCAGGTGGCAGTGAGTACCGATACTGGTAAGCCCTAAAGCCTGCGTATCAATAACAGCGCCGATAGCACCAGCATCTGTGAAGCTTCTAGTGTAGACATTATTTCCTATCTGGTATACCCAGATGTTACCGCCAAGTGGATAGTTATACCACCTCTCAGCCTCAACAGCTACATCAATCTGTGCGCCGATAGTTCCATCCGCAGCGATTGGTCTGGTCTCAAGGACATTAGTATTATGACAGATACCTATTATACCATCAGTAATTTTGAATAGGCCTGGAGTACCAGCATCAGCAGCACCGATAACTGCGCTATCCTTAGCAGTTATAGCTCCTGCATCTATCTCAAATGTATAGAGGGTAGTGGGGTTGATTAGCTGCTCAGTCACTAAGGCGTAGATATTCCCTCTAACATTAGCCATAGACATCACCTTGTTCTGGGAAATAGCATAGTCCTGCTTGTCGGCTGTAGATATAGTAAGGCCATCATCTGATATACTTATGGTGTATATTTCTATGCCAGGACTATCCTGACAGCCTATGGCCCAGACGTTACCTCCACAAGATACAGGTTCGCATCTAATCCAGACCCAAGCAGCGCCGCCAGCCGCAAAGGTATGAGTGGCAATCCAGGACTTTGTTATAGCCCCAGCAGCTGATATAGAGAATGTCTTTACTATCCCAGCCATGCTAGGACTACTAGAATATGCTAGCGCAAAAGTAGTTCCAGATATATGAATAAGGAACTGGGTGTTGCTGGCAAGACCAGTATTCCATGTATCTACTAGAGTAATGTTCCCAGCTGTGTCTATTGAGATAGTTTGGATTCTAATATCAGTACCATCCTGAGACACTACCGCAAAGACATTACCTCCTATATGGACAGCGTGAGGAGTATAGGCAGTTGTGTTGATAGCTTGAGCATCCAGTAATGAAATAGCGCCAGAAGCCATTATATACCCCTCGTGTCAATTACTGCTATTTTGTCATATAGCTCTACCTGGCAATCGTGAGGAGCATACATTCTGCCAGCGAGAGCTTCCATCTTGGCTCTAGCCAATACTGATGCCGCTCGGTTATCTGCATCAGTTGGAGTAGTGAGTTCAGGTGCTATCACTATCATAGGCACAGTTCCATAAGCGTCAATCTCAGTAGCGTCGCTAGCTTCACCAACTATTATATCTGCCCAGAGACCATCTGAGCCTTCGTCAGCAAAACAGTAGACGTGATTAGGGACTAGTACATTCCTACGCTCTATATATTCATAGAAGTACGGTGCATGGTCAGAGTAGTAGGACAGGTCATCACTGTCGGAAGTTTGGGGATACTTGACCTCAAACTCAAGAGACTGCTTAGGCCTCAAGTAGCTCTTGGTCATATTTATTAGCCTATAGAGTATTTGCCCAGCTCTCTCAAAAGGCTGAGTGTTAATGTCAAACTGAGGCGGGAGAGTATCTATAATACCATCATCTTCTACCAGCGCTGCTAAGGTCATACCAATCTCAGCTAGGATAGCAGTTAGGATGTCATAGATAGTGTCTGTAGTATAGGCTGTAGTATAGAATGGAGGATTGCCAAGGCGTATGGGCATCTCTCGAGCCTTAGCCCACATGCCCTCTAGTTCTAGCAGGACTACTCTCCTACCCTGCGCAGATATCTCCTGCTGGTGCTTGACCCAAAGGCGAGCAGTCTGGGAGTATCTAGCAGTATCCCCAGCGCAGATATAGCCGTAGCCTATTTCAGTCCAGTATCCCTTCAGGTTGGGGATAGTCCTATCATCATTCCTGAGGATGATAGAGGCATAGTCATTTAGTCATAGGTAGTATTCCCATCTGCACTGGTGAAGAGCAGATAGATGTAAGGAGTATTAGTAGCTGAGTTCTGAGCAGCTAGTAGGTCATCATGAATTTTCCTTGCCATTAGCTACTCCTAAATTGGATTGATACCTCGGATGTAGAAAGTTCTAGCAGCAGATGTTTGTGACGCACCAAGAACGATGGTAACAAACCTAGCGCATATGTCTCTAAACACATTCATACCTGCTGTAGTTCTAGCGGTAGTAGTATTAGCAAAGTCCCCAGTAGCATCAGCATCAAAGGTATAGGCCTGAACTGCTGTATCACCAGAGTTCCTGCTAGGCTTTACTGTGATGCTAGCTGAGTCTAGTGCTGGGCTATAAACCTGAACATCTCTATACTGGCTTAGCAGGTCAGCCTCACTAGATGTAGTTCCACTCTTGGCTATAGTTACCGTAATCCAAGGTCCTGTGTCTAACATTTCCTACCTCCCATAGTCCAAAGATTTGCCTGTTGCCTCACGAGCCATACTGTAAGCCTGCCCAGCGGCTTCCTTCTGGGTCTTGCCCTCCTCCTCCATTAGCTTCTTGATAGTGGCAGATATGGCTGCTCGGATTTGTTCTATGCTAGAGTCTTTAGTTAGGTTCTCGACTGCCAAAGGCATGATATACCCCCATTTACTTATTTAAGGAGGGAGAAGAGTTTGCTCCTCTCCCTCCTCAATGATTGATTTGCTACCCAGATTCGGGCTTCGACTCAACAGGAACAAGCTTAGTTCCGCACTTGGGGCATTTCTTCGTAATGCCAGTATGAATTTGGAAGTTCACTGGGCAGCTCTTGTTTGGGCACTTATACCTTCTATCAGACATATATTACCCTCCTTGCTTATATTACCCTCCTTGCTACGGTTGCTTAGTTGCTGATTGTCAGGAATATGAACGGAGCAGCCTGCGAGCCTGCGCCCGCCTGCGGGATAGACATAACATAACCAGCAATCTGCCCCTGACTATTGTAGCTGTCAGAGTAGTCTAGTTCATCAATACTACCATCATGCCTGAACACACAGATGCGGTTATTACTGCCAACACCGACCTCTGCCTGAGGAGCAACCCAGGAAGGTCCCCAAGTTTGCACCCAGCCATACTGCCCACTAGTGTATGCGAGTAGAGGCACACCTACTACAGGCTTCTCGTTTTCAGTATTCACATAACTGTATGGGCTTGCCATAATCTCAGCATGGTCAGTATCCCCAACGAGAGCCACGGGAATAGGGTCAATGACAGTGATAGTGCACTCACCACCGCCAGAATCCACAGCAGTGTTAGACACGATAGTCCGTTTGATACTGCCCGTAGAAGCACTGGCATCGAATATGAGGATTTCTCCTCCAGCTAGTGCATTCTCTGCTACCTCTCCATCCCCCGATATACCGTCACTGCTCCCGACATCAACTACTAGGGAGGTGGCATACTGTGCAGTATCATCCGCTACCGTTGCATAGGCCACTGCTTGAGGTTGGCCATTCTTAGCACCAAGGTCAGGATTAACAGTAGCTTTGAAAGCGCAGTACTTAAACACCTTATCGCCGTCGATGAACTTTGTGCCAAGTGGGTAAGACTGGGAAGAATCAGGCACAGCTATGTTAGGATGACTAAGGTTTCCAAGTCCTACCTGGTTCTCTACAAAAGGCGGGAGGACTATAGACCGCCCATTGTAGAAGCGTATATTCTGGTTATAGTATTTTACAGCCATTTGTTACCTCTCTTTTACTTAAAGTTTTACTTTCCTGCATACAGGATTTAGACAGTTATCGCAGCATCCTGGATGTCAAAGATTCTCCCGAGGCACAGGCTCGACCCCAGCAGGATAGCCCCATAGTTGACTAGCCTGATGCCGCCTGCATCGTAGTCCTCGAGTTCAGGGAATCGAACAAGTTTGTAGAAGTCACCCAGACCTTCAGTGCCTCCATAGGCAAAGGTGATGCCAGGCTCCATGTTCATCACGTTACCGTACTTGAGGGTGAAGATGGAGTAGACCTTATCACCAGATGCATAGAGACCTCGTGCGTCTGAGCTAGAGCCAGTACCAGTATCATCATCCTCCGCTACCAGGTAGTCAGTGCGAATCATAGGGATACCTTCCCAGAAGAGGACTCTCTTGCCAATCTCGTTGTAGCCCATAGTTATCATCATTAGACTATGGTCTCCAGCAGTGCCGGCAAAGCCCTTCTCCTGATAGGCTGCGTCAAACCTGCGGAGGATTTCGTAGGGTACTAGCATTTCGTCTATGCCGAGCTTCATAGCATCTACATGGTCTCGCAGGAGAGCGAGGCTCAGCGCAGTATCCCCAGCATCGACATTCTTAGCATCGTAGGCAGAGCCAGCAGTATAGGGTGTGCCGTGTTCTGCAGCTAAGGCATGGAGACCGTCAAACTGCTTGGAGCTGGTGTAGGTAGTATCGGCATAGATGATTCTTGCACCGAGTCGTCTCTTCAGGCCCTTTTCGGACTCTAGCAGCACTCTGGCTTCGTAGTTATTGTAGGTGCCGTAGATGCCTTCAACAAAGTGGTCAAGTTTGCGCTGGATATAGGTGCGCTTGAGTTCCATCTCCTTCTCTTCGTAGGTCACGTCTTCAGACCAGGAGAGTTGCTCACCGATGTCTACTTCAGCGACTGCGCTTTCGGTAGTGGTGAGTTCTCTTAACCACTCTATCTTGAGCCCACTTCGGGCTGCCTGGGCGACTGGCATTCTTTCTAAAGGGTTATTACGTTTGATGTCTTCCTCAAAGACACCAGGAATCTTCAAAGACTGTGTTAACTTTTGGGCTTCGGCTAAAGTAGACCAATGCCCGCCCGAGTCTGCCATCTTTCTTTCCTCCTTCTTTATTTACTACTTTGTCTCGGCAGTGCGAGTGCCACGTACTGGAGTACTTTGGAGTATCCTGGCTGCCCTGTCCATAGGTGTTTCAGGAGCAGCACCGCCTCCAGTACCACCAGTGGCATAGTTGCCAATACCCCGAGACTGTGCTAAGGCTTTTAGAGCCTCTTCAAAGGAGTCAAGCTGCTCTTCTGTTTTACCTTCTAACTGTTCGGCAGTTACTGCTCCTCCAGATTTGAGGATGATGTTCTGCCGTCTCAGTTCGAGAGCCTTGGCTGCCGCCTGCTCTGCACTGCTTTTAGCAGCTTCTATTTCTTGCTTACTCCTCGCAGCATCCTCATCAGATACTGCACCAGTTGTACTGGCCTGTTCTAGCTGTTGGACTTTAGCGTTTGCAGCAGCCACAGCCTGCTGAGCTTCAGAGAGTTCCACCTTAGCCTTGTCTATGGCTTCATTGTGGATTGTCTGCTGCTCTTCAAGCTTCTGCTCCAAACTCCGCTTTGCGGCTATCAGGTCAGATTCAGCTACAAACTTCTTACCATCCACCACTACCTTACCGTCTACAATCTCCACCTTGGCAGTAGAGGTTAAAGATTCAGGAACAGGTGTAGGCTCAGGAGTTGTAGGTGTAGTCTGGTCTGCATCGCCGCTAACGGCACCTTCAGGTTGGTTCTTAGGTTCCATTTATTGCCTCCTCTGAGTATAAGTATACCATATGTGGCGGGGGTTGTCAAGGATAATGTAAGTACAACATTTATTTTTTATCCCTTCTTCATAGGTAGCCTCCTCATCTTATCATCATCGGAGTAAGGTATTGCTTCTCCAACTGCTTATAGGTTTCTTTTGCTTGAGTACTTAACAAGGAGTCCGTACTGCCGAAGAAGTAAGCCCAGGCATCAGTGGTAGGGTCAAGCATCCTGTATCTCTGTCTAGCTTCCCTAAGGGTGCTGGTGAAGTGGCTAATGAGCTTTCTGCCCTCAGGTCCAGGAGTATCTTTAATCTCAGTACGCTCAGCTCCTCTGGCTACCTCATATCTCCTAATGAGCTCTTGCTGTTCTGGAGTATACTGCTCTAGTACTATATTCCTTATTAGCCTATAGGGTCTTAGATACTCTCGGCTAATTTGCCAGTAGAGCTTCTCCATAGGAGTCCAATCATACTGGATTCTGTCCTCAAAGCGCTGGCGGAACTCACCTTGCATAGATTCTAGTAGAGCATCTATCTTGGCAAAGTAAGAGTCAAAGTCATAGGCATAGCGGTCTCTATCCCAGTCCCAGCTGTATTCTGGTTTCAGTTCATAGTAGAGATAGAGTAGCTCTTGATCTGGGCTTTGAGTAGGGGCAGGGATACCTCGCTCCTTGTATCTTGCTTCCCTCTGGTCTAGAGTCTTAGGCACATCAGGATAGTCTCTCTTGCCCATTTCTAAGGATGCTGCTGAGGCATGGTCAAGGACTTCTCCTCTACCAGATACCCATTGGTCAGGACCTATCTCACCAGATACCCACTGGCGAGTTAGCTCAGTTATAGCGGGCTGGACTAGATTGCCTTGCTCATCAAAGATACCAGTATGGCGAGCATCGTTATAGAGTTGCTCTACCTTCTCATAGTAGTCTCTGACCCTTACATCCTCCTGCTGCCAGGTAGAAGGATAGAGAGGAGTAGTAACTCCCTGCCAGCGTTTATAGGCTTCCTGCTCATAGATAATCTTCTGCTGGAGAGAGTCTAGCTTGTAGTAGTCAGAGAATCTTTTGCCAGTTACAGGATAGCGCCGCTGGATAGTCTCCTGGACATCTGTAGGTACTCCTGTTAGTTCGGCTATGAGCTCCCTGTAGTCTTGTTGTATCTGAGTATACTCTTGAGGCCTTAGGCGGAACAGACCAGTCTGCTCAAAGAGGATACCTTTGAGACCAGTGGCTTCTGCCTCTGCTCTAAGCCAGAGCTTCTCTTCCTCTTCAGTTAGCTTTATACCCTGAGACTTCTTCCTCCATATCTCATCAGCATCCTCGCCCCACTTGCCGAGAGTTAGCATAGTTAGGTAGTCTCTGAACCTGTCTGGAAAGATTCTATCTATGATTTTGCCTGCTTGCTCTGGTGCTATTGCTCTAGCAGCATTGAGGGGAGTCTTAACCCAGGCAGGGGCTACTTCACCAAACTCAGGCTTGTTCTGTGCAGCACCGAAGAGTATTATAGGCAGCATAACGTGTATGCCTGGATAGAAGCCCAGTCTGCTGATGTAGTCTATAACCTCCATACCTGGGAAGGCATCATAGTATTCAGGGAAGTCTCGGAGGTATAGGCGTCTGAAGCCTCCCATGAAGACAGTGCCTCGGAGTGGATTAAACTGGATGTCAGTGCCAGGGATAGGGATGTAGCCTTGGTCTGAGGTATCCATATAGCGGCCTACTCCAGTGCCTATGCCAGGAGTCTTGAGGAACTGTCTAGGAAGCCAGAAGTATCTCTGCCACTCATACTGCCAGAA